GTTCTTGTAGTATCTGACCCAGCTAATCCGGAAAATGAAGGAAAAGTATTCCTTTATAAATTTGGTAAAAAAATCTTTGATAAAATCATGGATGTTATGCAACCACAATTTGCCGATGAAGAACCAGTAAATCCATACGATTTCTGGGAAGGCGCTGATTTCAAAATTAAAATCAGAAAAGTTGAAGGTTGGGTAAACTATGATAAGTCAGAGTTTGCAAGTGTTTCACAACTACATGGTGGTGACGAAACAAGATTGCAAGAAACATATGAACAACTATATTCATTAACAGAGTTTACAGACCCTGAGAATTATAAGTCATATGATGAGTTAAAGCTCAAACTTAATAGAGTACTAGGTATCGAAGCTGGTTCACCAGTTGCCGAAGCTCCAGTAATGGACTCAGTGGAAGCTACTGAAACACCATTTGCTGATGCTCCTTCTCCTGCACCAACTGCAGATAAAGAAGAGGAAGATACATTAAGTTATTTTGCTAAGTTAGCTCAAGAGTAGTCCGAAAGGGCCAGGCCGGTAATACTGCAGTATACGCGGTCGAAAAGTGGGACTCTTCGGAGTCCCTTTTTTTATGTTGGGGAATTTAAAGCAGTACCAAGTATATCAGTTGGGTCAGCTGTATAGTAATTATAACTATTATTAGATGAGTTATTATTTACTCTTTGATTATATTGTTGAGCATTTTGAGCTAATGTTGCAGGATTAATAACTTCAGGTTTGTTTAAATTATCAAATTGAGAATTATCATTTTTCTTTAAAACATCTTGATTGTTAAGATTAGGTGCAATAAAACTTGAATCCATATTACTATCATCTACAAGTTTGTTAGTAATATCTTCTGTTTCAATAACATCACCTGTATCGGGATCTAATCCAGCGTAACGATAAACAGATGATGGAATTGCTTTAGCAACTAAACCTCTAGGATCGTACCATTTTCTATCAGCATCAGGGTCTGGTAATATAATACGTAATATTTTTTTGATAAAGTTACTCATAACATCGCCAAATACTTGTAGTTTTTTCATATTTTCAGCTCTACCTTCTTCAGAGAACATGTTTCCAAAGAAGTCTATGATTCCCTGCCATATTTTATTGACGCCATCAAATAGTTTACCAATTAAATCTTTAATTGAGAATGATTTTAAAAATTCAGAAGCATTCTCAAATCCCATTTTTCCAAGAAGCCAAGCAACACCACTTTTTAATAAATCTAATGGAATACCAATTAGTCCTTGGAATATACCTTTCATAGCACCTGCAAGACCAGCAACCATTTTCTTTAAAAATCCACCTTCTTGATTTTTAAATCCATTAATAAATCCTTTGACACCGTCAATAACACTAAATATTACTTGCAATGGAATGATTAGTTTACCAATTACAGTACCAAAAGCTTTAAATACATTAAAGAATGTTTTAGCAATTTTACCAATTGGCTTTAAAAATTTACCGATACTTGATGCGCCTTTAGTTGCACTTTTCAATGGTGAAAATGCTTTACCTATGTTTTTTATACCATTTATAAAAGATTTAAACGGAGCAGCAATATTTAAAAATTTTGCACCAGCTATTGTTTTCGCAATACCTGATATACTTCTACCAAACCCCGCAAGTGTTTTTCCAAATCCTGAAATAGCTTTAAATGCATTTCCGAGTGTTTTACCTATAGTACCAAAGAAACCTAATTTAGCAAATTGTCCTGTTGTAGATCTAAATGTTTTGAGTCCCTTGAATCCAGCTTTAAATGCTCTACCAATATTTTTAAAGAAATCAGTTACTGGTTTAAGAAAACCTCTTGTGCTTTTTGTTATACTTTTGAATGGTGCTGTTAAAGATTTAAAGAATCCACCAAATGCTGTTCGTAATCCTCTACCTAAAAATTTAACAATAGTTTTTAATTGAGTACCCAAACCCTGAACTATACCAACAACTAATCCAATAAGTGCAGCACCTATTGCAACAACAAATCCTAAACCCATTTGGCCAAAGCCTTTCAGTTTAGGAATTCCTGTATCTTTTTCTAAAGAGTTTTCTGCAATTATACCTAAAAGTCTGAGTTGTTCATCTAATTGTCTATTCGCTTCTCGCTTATCTTCCATAGATTGAAGCTTATCACCGGTAATTAATTCTTTAGTTTTTCTTAATTGCTCTATTGTTTCTTCACTATATTCATTTCTTTTGTTTTCAAGCGCTCTATCAATAAGTTTTTCATTCTTTTCTAATGCATTATTAACAGCATCACGCTCGTTTATATCTTTTAAACTTTGTGAAATCTCAGATAAAGTTAATTGATTTGGGTCTTGAGCCATTTATTATTTTCCGCCGAATGCTTTTCCAGCTTCTGATATACCAAATGCACCAAGTGTTACTACAACAAATGATGTATATATTGTATCAGAAATAACTAAATCTTGTCCTAAGAATGCTGTAACTAAGTCACAAATACCAAATATAGTCATTAAACCAAATGATATAAAACCAATTATTGCTTTTTCATTTACATCATTATCATCTAAAAATAAATCTATAAATTTTCTTTTAGGTGGAGCTAATTGATCTCTTGCTTTTTTAGCTTCCTCTTGCATTTCTTTGATCTTATCTTCTTGTTCATCAAGCTTTTCGATCATAGCCATGTACTTATCTAAATCTATTTCGACTTCGTTTCTACTATTATCTTGTTCAGCCATTATTATCTCCTTAATTTAGCTTCTTCGTTTTTAATTCTTTCGTTTTCTTCTTCAATCCAATCTGTAAGAAGTGAAACATATATTTCTCTTTCGTATGGCAGCATATTGTCTAACTCAGTTAGACTATAACCATGATGCTGCATCATCGCGAAATTCGTCTTATAATGATTTACAAGACTATCGTGAGAGAGGCCTAAGTAAAAAAACTTTGAAGACCTGATAACTCTACTTGATTTTTCGCTTTACAGTGTATGCAATCCCATTTAATTGAAGCGTTCATAGCAGGTATATTTTCAAAGAATTTAGTCATCATACCAAATTGTTCAGCACTTAAGCTTCCAACAAATTTGTTTCTTTCATTTTTACTCTCATCAGCCATTCTATGTACACTATCATTTGTAAACACTGTATCTATACAAGCACCAACAATATCGAATAATTCATCACTATTATTGTCATCAACAGATAATGATTCGATATCTGCCAAAAGTGGATATTTTAAAGTTATGCCAACATCATCTGTTAACATAATTTTGTTATCTATTTCCTCATTAACAACAGGTGGATTAATTCTATCCATTGTCATTTTATAAGGAGTATGATTATCACACTCTTTACATTTTACATTAATATTTATATTTTCTCCTACTGACTTTCCACGTAGAACTAAAAATAAATATTCTAAATCAAATGTAGTTAATTCATTTGCATTTACATTATCAACACATGAATTCACAACATCCTTTAGAGCTCGAAGAATTTGTTTGTTATCATTCGACTCTAGCGCTATCATAAGAACCTTTTCTTCTTTAACTAAGTAAGGTCTATATGTAACTATTTTGCCAGATGAAGGTATTGTCACTTCATACTTGGCTGTATTTAATACCGGCAACGCCATAATTTTCTCCTATAATATTATCCAAATATAGACCCCAGCTGATTAGATAATCCACTAGCAGCTGAAGTCAATGAGCCTTGTGACTCATAATTTTCATAAGACCAACCAACGTTTAAAACATTAACTGCATTCTCATTATTATTATCAAATGGAATGCTTTCCATTGTTATTGGAAAGGCCTTTTTCAATTTCACTCCGTATACCGGAATGTCATTCTTGTCTAACTGTTGAATTATAACATCAACAGCATAGTCATCTAAATAGTTTGCATAATAATCTTCTACATTAAATATATTATGCATCCAATTTTCAAACATTTTTTTAACATAATAGTCATTCGTCAAAAGGAATGACATGTTTACGTCATCGTTAATTACTCCATTAGGAATTTTAATCATTTTTTTATGTGCCTGAAATTCAAATGTTTGAATTTGTCTACCCGGCATGTTTACCGAACGACATAATAATGTAATATCCCTTGGGTCATTAACTAAATTCTTTGCATCAAATGAACCGGCTACGGCACTTGATATAACTTGTTCTCTATCTAAATTAAGTAGCGATGTATCGGGTGGACTAAATATTACATTAAATCTATGTGATTCTGCTATTCCACCTTTTTTATTAATTGCTGATAATAATCTATCTGGGTTCATTATGATCTCGCTATTCTTGTACTATCTTTCCAAACTGTTTGAGCATTGGCTTTTCTAAATTGCTCTACTGGTAAGAATATTGCTATCTCCCACTCAGTCATTGGAACTCTTGTTAATTTTGATTTAACATGTTTTGTTAAGTAATGCTTAAAGCAAGGTTTAAATTCTTTATACTTTCGAGCCTTTTGCAATAATTCATATCTTAACTTTCTTAATCTTGTATCGTTCTGAAGTTTATTCGGCGCTAATCCCATAAGTTCATCTAAAAATGCTGCCCTTGTATTATAATTTAAATAATGTAAATTTAATCCGTGAAATCCATCCTTTGCTTCTTGTACCATAATTGTCAAAGGAAATCTATCATAATAAGGTAAAGTCTTTTTATGTTTAGGGTCATAAAAATACATATACATACTACCTATTAAGTTTCTTTCTGTTGTTTCTAAGGCTGGGTCTCTTAAAAGCTTTTGTCTACTAGGCATTGTCATATCTTGCAACTTACCTTGGAACCATTTTTGTGAATCCTTCGTACGTGCCTGTACACCTGCTCTGAATGCGTTTGCTTGTAATGTGTCGAATAAACTTGCCATATAGTATATTTATACTACTTAGCGAGTACTTTGATGCCCAGATTCTTTAAAGTTTCTTCTGTCCATACTTGAAATTGCCAACCATTATGTTTAGCAAATTCAGATGCAGCTTTCCACTTGTCCTGGTTCTT